CGAGCTTCGCCTTCCGCGCGGCCTCGGCTGCGTCGTATCCCTCGCCGATCGTGGCGAGCGTTGCGGATTCCTGCTCTTTGGATTCCGCGATCATAGCCTTCCGCTTCGCTTCCAGCTCGTTGTATTTGTCCTCGAACTCCTGGCCGATCTTCGCCAGCTTCGCCCCGGACAGCTTGTCGAGGTTCTTCTGCGCCTGGGCAGCCTCTTCAGCAGTGAGATCGCCCACGAGCCGCATAACGTCGATCCACCGCTTGGCGAACCAGTTCGTGCCGATCTCCCAGGCTGCCTGGAACCCGTTGACGAACACCTGCCAGACTTCGGCGAGTCCCTTCGTCACGTTGACCCAGGCCCGTTCGAGCCAGCCCCACGCGATGGTCAGCCCGGCGAGCGCACCGTACCACGCCTTGAGGGCGATCTCCATGAACGCCGCCTTGAAGATGTACCACTTCTCCAGGAGCCAATTGACGCCCTTCTGCCATTCGAGCTTGATGGTGAGCCAGAGAATCTTCATCGCCAGGCCGATATCGCCGGCGGTGAGCGCGTCGGCGATGCCGTCGTACGCCTTCTCAGCATCTTTCTTGAGTTCGTTGAACTTGTCGCCGAGCCAGGTCGTCGCCTTGCCCATCGCGCCGCTCGCGTAGAGGAAGTACCCGCCGACGACCGCGACCGCGGCGATGATGAGCCCGAGCGGCGAAAGCAGGGCCGACAACAGCGTGCCGACGAGGCTGATGACGGTGCTGAATACCTTCCAGATGGTCATGACGCCGCTCAGGGCCACGCCCAGGAGCCTGATCGCCGTGCCGAGAACCACGAGCGCCGCGCCCAGGCCGACGACAGCGGCGGCGGTGATGAGAACGCGCTGGATCAGTTCCTTGTGCGTCTTGACCCACTGCGTGACGCGAACGACGACCTTGGCGATCCACTCCGCGCAGCCCTTCAGCACCGGCGCCAGCGCCGCCCCCACCGCGAACACGCCCCTCTTGATGACGGCCCAGAGTTCCTTCAGGACGTCCGAGAAGTCCTTGGCGGCCTTCGCGTCGCCGGACGAGATGACGAGGCCGAGTTCCCGCGCCCGCTTCTCCATCGCCTCGATGCCGGCGGCACCGTCCTTCATCATCGGGAGCAGAGCGACGCCGCCCCTTCCGAAGATCTTCAGGGCCGTCGCGGCGCGGATCGCCGGGTCCTGGATGCCGGCCAGGCGGTCGGCGATGGCCTTAAGCTGCTCGGACGGCGACAGCTTCATCATCTCGGCCGCGCTGAGACCGATGCCATCCAGGGCCGCCTTCGCCTCCTTCGAGCCGCCCGCCGCCGCAGCGAGCGTCTTCTGCATCCGGGTCACCCCGAGCGCGAGCGCGTCCATATCGACTTCGGACATGTTGGCGGCGTAACCGAGGGCGGACAGTTCCTCGGTGGTCATTCCCGTCCGCTGGCTCAGCCTGTAGAGATTGGCTCCGGTGCCGGCGAAGGCGGTTGCCGCGCCGAGCAGGGGCGTCATCACCGCCGCGCCGATCCCCATGAGCTTGAGGCCCATGTTGCGGACGCCGTCTCCGAACGCCTTGAGCTTGGCGGAGGCCGCGCGCAGGCCCGCCGCCAGCTTCGAGCCGTCGGCGAAAAGCTCGACGTACGCCTTGCCCGCGCGGATCGCACCGCTGTTCGCCATCAGAGAACCTCAGAAGAATTCACCACCCGCCTTCGCCGCTTCGGCGGGCAGGCGGATGAACACGGATGAACACAGATTTTCAACCGAATTACGATGTGCTTCCGCACCCGGTGCGGATGTTGCCGGACACGACCGTGACAACGAGCGGCTTCGACTCGCCGCTCGTCCAGAACTTGAACGGGCACCGCTGCTGCGCAATCACACGCCACTCGCCCGCCTGGTCGAACGTGAACGTCTCCGTCGCGTCGTCATTCTGGTAGGACGTCTTCACCTGCACGAACTCGGCGGTTCCCTTCTCGCCGGTCTCGAAGAGGAACCGGTACGGATGCCAGTCGGTGTGATCGGCTACCTCGTACTTGCACGCGACGCCGACCTGAGCGAGAGCCGAGCCTACGGGTCGTTCCGGCGAGCGAAACAGCCATCGGACGTTGTTCCAGAAGCTCATGCCGTTCCCTCCGCCTTCGCGGACGCCGAAGTCCCGCCTTCGCCGGAGCTTTGGCGGGCTTGCCCGCTACGGCGGACGGAGGCGTCCGAATAGCCCTTCGCTACCAGCCGATCCTTGAGCTGCGGCTGCACGCCTGCATCCCCGGCCGCCGCGCACACCGCGGCCTTGACGGCATCGCCGACCGGGATGGTGATCTTCTTGTCCGCCGCAACAGGGACCTCGATGCTCGGCGGCAATTTTTCGATGGCGTCTTCCTGGGCCGACGCGACCTTGTCGGCGGTCAGGAACTTGCGGTGTTCCCAGGCCCACATTCCGAGTCCGTAGAGCGCCGCCAGGACGACCGCCAGAATGACGACGATGGTGATATCCCCGGCGCAAGCGCGGACGACGACGACGCCGGCCAGACCTGCTGCACTGATCGCCACGAGCGGTGCGATCTTGCGAGTGAGCGAGAACCAGAGGGCGGCGGCGGTGGACGCCCCGCCGACCATCAGGATCGCCAGAAGCTTTGTCCACATATCGGACGAGGATTTGCTCGCGCCCAGCTTCTTGAGTTCATCTTTCAGGTCGGAGATCGCCTTCGCGGACGATTCCCGTTCCGTCTTGAGCTGGCCTGCCAGGTCCTCGTTCTGCTTCTTCAACTCGTTCAACTGCGCCAGGTGCGCCTGCTTCTCCGCTTCGGCGTCCTGTTCGGCTTTCGCCTTCGCGTCGGCGATCTTCTTCTCCTCCTGGGCGACGGTCGCGGCGGTCGCGTCAAGCGTCTTGCCCGGGCCCGCCTGGTTCTTCCACACCTCGGTCGCGCCGACCAGGAACCCGCTGTCCTGGGAATGCGGCGGCGTACCCCCCTGATCCACCTTCTGCGCCACCCCGTGCGCGGTCGTGGCGAGGTCGGCCTGCGCCTCGAGCTGCGGAGCCGCACGCACGGTGAACGTCTGCGCCACAGGCGGCACCGCCTGGCAGCCGACGAGAACGAGGAGCAAACACACGAACACGAGCATCAGCCTCTTCATCTGACCGTCTCCTTTCTCTGAGGGTTGACGAACAAGTCCTTCAGCACCCTGAATCCGTCCTTCTTATCAAGCTTCACGGTCTTTTCACCCACGTACGGGTTGAAGTCGTCCGGCTTGAACGCCCGCGACTTCTTCGGGTCGCGGTTCACGTTGGCGAGCATCGCCAGAACCGCCGAGGTGTGGTTCCAATGCTCGCGGCACCGGCCCTCGGCCATCCAACACAGCTCGCGCAGGGTCAGCGGGCCGGGGTCGATTCCGAGGATGCCGGCGAGCTCGTTGACGAGCTTCCATCCGCCTTCGCTGTCGCTACGGCGGACGGGTCGGTCTTCACCGCCTGATCGAGCAAGGCTTCCGGCGTCATCGCCTCGACCTTCCTGTCCAGCGCCTGGATGGTCAGGTTGATCGTCCGCGTCTGCAGGCCGATTGCCTTCGCCAGGTGCGTCCGGCCCGCCTTCCGGAAAAAATCCGCCAGCTCCTCCATCAGAGCGTTGTGCGCCGCGAGCATCGCGTCCCCGCCCATCGCCTCGGCAAACTGGACGTCCGTGACGCCGAGCTTGTCCGCCTGCGGCTTGATCGCCACGTAAACCACATCGCAGATGAACATCAGGTCGGTCGCCAGGCGCTGGAGCGGCGTCGGATCGCCCTTGTCCGCCTCCAGCAGGTTCACGTCCAGGAGCGATTTCACCCGCTTCGCCGTGTCCAGGTTCATCAGCACCGTCCAGGTGCGGCCTGCGTTGTCGGTGAAGGTTTTCATGACGCCTCCAAATCAGAGAAAGAACTCACCACGGTTCGACAAGCTCACCGTGCCCTGAGCAAGTCGAAGGGCACGGATGAACACGGATGGACACGGATCAGCCGGAACCTCCGCTCATCCCTGTGACGGTGATGTTTGCGCCGGTCTTCATGATGGGGACGTTCCCCGCCGCGCCCGGCGTGTCGTTCTCAAGCGCGCAGTCTGCGTCGGGCGGATCGCTCGGCGTGGCCGTGACATCGAGCGGGACGGCGGTATTGATGGCCGTGATGAGAGCTGCCATCGTTGCGGCAGCCGACTCGCCAATCGTCACGCTGATGTTGCCAGGAGTGACAGCGTCGTTGCTGTCAAACTCGAACGTCTTGGCCGGGTGTACGCCGTCCCCGAGGGTGACGGTGTCCCCGTCGGAAGGCAGGCCCGTGAGGCTGATCGAGCCGGTGGCGGCCACCGCGCCGCCAGGCACCTCCATCCACGACCACGGATGCGCCGACCGTGTCGGCTTGATCGTCACGTCGACCTCCATCGCCTCGGTGAGCGGCTCCTTGCGGCTGAACTTCGTGACGGCCATCGCCGCGCGGGGTCCCTGGCTGCCGGGCGTGGTGATGTCGCCGTCCATGACCGCCATCTCGATGGGCGTGCGCGCGAAGAAGGCGGTGCGGATCGCCTCGAAGTTCGGATCGCTCGTGTCCCAGACCATGGCGAACTCGAAGCTCGCCTCGAGCAGCGTCGGCACGGTTTCCTTCGTGCCGCCCGACCCGCGGGTGGTCACGTCGGCCTCGCCCATCTCATAGTTGCCGGTCAGGTCCTTGACGTTCTTGATCTCGACCCACACCGGCGCTTCGTAGGTGCCGGTGTTGCGGTACAGCTTTCCGTCCAGTCCGATCTTGGGCATGTGCAATCTCCTTTACGGCTTGACAGAGTCGGCCCACAAGGGGGGCAACTTACTCTTCTCCTTCTCGAACGCCGGCCCCATAAAGGGCCGGGCGCGGTAAGTCATCCTGCGCGGCCGCGTGCCGCCGCGCTTCGCCTTCACTGTGCGGACGACCGTGCGCGTTGTGCCCGCCACGTGATCCTGTTCGAGCAGTGCGGGCGCCTCGGCCTTCCGGAACGGCATCGGGCCGATAACGACCGAGCGGCGGTCGCTGTCATACCCGAAGAAGATCAGGCGCTTGAGCGTGCCCGCGTGCGACGAGGGCGGCTGCCCGGGCTGGCTGATCCGCTTGCGCGTGCGGATCGAGGACTTCGCCGCTTGGCGCACGAACGCTCCGAACTTCGCAAGCACCTTCCGCGTCGCCTTGTCGACGGCGTCGACGATCTTCTTCTTGTCGAAGAACATCGACTTCATCCTGACCATTGCGTTCGGCATAGTCCGCTTCCCGTTGCTGCGTATGCGCCGGCCCGATCAGCCGGCGAGGGGCTTCGCCGCTTCGACACCGCCGGCATCGACCATCTGGGCCTTCAGGTCCAGCAGCCCGGTGATGATTTTCGTGCGGCCGGCGGTCTGCGCGGCGATCCGTGCCTGGGCAACGGCGAGGCACCGCCCCGCGTCCAGGCGCGACTTCGCCGCCGCCAGGTTCGCCACCTGCCTGTCCAGGCCCGCGAGGAAGTCGGCAAGACCCTTCGGATCGCTGAGCTTCGCCTTGAGATCGGTCAGGCGCGCGGCCGCCTGGTCGATGGCCGCCTGCTGATCGGCCAGGCACTTCTCGGCGGTCAGCGCCGCCAGAGCCTCGGCGTCCTTCGCGTTCGCCGCGTTCAGCGCATCGATCCGCGCCTGCACCTGGTCGGCGTTCTGCACCGCGGCGATCTGGCCGTTCGCCCCGGTTACAATGAGCATCGGAGTCCCGTCGACCATCCCGACTCTTTCTTCCTGCATCGTTCTCTCCTGTCTCTCGGCTCACCGCCGAGTGGTTTGCGCTCCGGCTGCAGCCGGAACTGGCCTTTTCCCTACCGAACGTGCCGGGACACGATGTCGAGCGTCACGCTCCCGTCGCCGCCGGATTCGCTGACGAACACCGGCCTCACATCCACCAGGAGCGGGTTGTCCAGGCACACGAATTGATAAGTGCCGTTGCTCGTGATGGTATGCTGGACAGCCGAGGCGCCGGTTGCCGTGTCAGTCACCATCAGGTCGAAGGCGTCAGCCGCGACGCCGTCCATCGTTGCCTGGAACTTCACGACGACGTCCGTGTCGATCTCGGCGACCGTCACCGCGAAGGCGTGATCCCTGGCCGCGAACCCGATCGTGAACGGCAGCGCATCGCCCGGCTCCGTCATCTGCGTGTAAGTGTTGGTGGCCACTCGGCCATCTCGGATCGTCTGGAGGAAGGGCTGCCAGAGTGTCTGGTCCATCAGGTATTGCTTGAGATAGGAGCCGCCGGCGTCACCGAGGCCGTTGCCGCCCCAGCCGCCGTCACCCACCAACAGCTGTCCGCCGGCGTCGCAGAGCAGCGGAGTGAATGTCAGTCCGTTAGAGCCGGCAATCCCGACGGCTCCCCCATACGTATTGAGAGCCTGATGAGTCGCCCACGCTGTCTCGAAGGTCATCGGAATAACGTTGAGAGCCGCTCTACCGTCAAAGTGAAGCATATCATCCGTGGATGTGCAGGAGAGTCGAAAACTGCCACCCCCATCGTACTCTCGTGCACAAAGTTCCACATTCTTTGCGTAGCCGTAGACCCCCCCGAAGTCCACCTGAGAACAAGTCGCCTGCTGATAGTCGCCCATCGTCGGGTTCAGCAAATACTCGGTGATGTT